CGATCAATCGTTTCGATCAATCGTTGCGATCAATCGTTTCGATCAATCGTTGCGATCAATCGTAATCAATATAAAGTAAAAGTATCATCGATATATAGGAATCAAACAATTCAAATAAAATGAACCCAGACATTCCGTGGAAAATAGTTGATCGGTACTTCAACGACAACCCGGCAAATCTAATTAATCATCACATCGATTCGTTTGACGAATTCTATTCACGAGGACTACCGAGTATTTTGAAAGAAAAAAATCCAATTGTTTTCAACAAAGAATACGATGATAAAACGGATACATATGCATTCAACTGTAATATATATGTTGGTGGTAGAGATGGTAAGAAATTGTATTATGGAAAGCCCGTAGTATACGACGACGAATCACAACATTACATGTACCCAAATGACGCGCGAATGCGAAACATGACGTACGGAATAACTGTACACTACGACGCCGAACTTGAATTTAAATGGACAAATGAATCGGGTAAAGACGTAACTGCTGTTCATATAATCGAAAAGGTATTTTTGGGTCGGTTTCCTGTAATGGTTGGGTCGAAATTGTGTATTACGAATGGAATGAGTGATACGACTCGATTCCAACTCGGTGAATGTCGCAATGATAGAGGTGGGTATTTCATCCTTGATGGAAAGGAACGTATAATCATTCCCCAAGAACGATTTGCTGACAATATGATGTACGTACGAGAAAAGACAAATGATATGTATTCTCATAGTGTCGACATCCGTTCTGTATCAGAAGACGCGTCAAAACCAGTTCGAACAATGTCGGTTCGTATCGTATCGCCATCACCGAAATTTACAAATGGACAGATTGTAGTGAATATTCCAAATGTTCGTATACCAATCCCATTGTTTATTGTAATGCGGGCGTTGGGTGTTGTGAGCGACACTTCCATTATCGAATATTGTTTATTGGATATACAGAGTAATAATAATTATATTGATTACTTTACTCCGTCTATTCACGATGCAGGCAAGGTATTCGATCAAGAGACGGCACTCAAATTCATTGCGTCGTTCACCAAACACAAAACCGTCGCATCGGCGCTCGAAATCATGACTGACTATTTTTTGCCACATGTAGGAGAAATGAATTTTGATACGAAAGCATACTTTCTTGGATACATGGTTAAACAAATGATTGATGTTGTTACTGGAATTAAAGAACCGACCGATAGAGATAGTTTCAAGTATAAACGAGTCGATACTACAGGGCGTCTATTATACGATCTATTTAACGAATATTATGCTCTACAACAACGCGAAATGTTTCTTGTAATGGATTCTGATTATTTCTACCATACAGGAGATAAAACTGAATACTATTTCAAAACGTTGATCGAAAAACATATTGGTGTTCTTAAAAAACGGACAGTGGAGGCTGGTATATCCAAAGCATACAAGGGTAGTTGGGGTGGTTCGAGTCACACAAAAAAAGAGGGAGTTGTGCAGGTCCTAAATCGATTATCGTTTAATTCGGCAATTTCCCATTTACGCAAGATCAATCTCCCGCTTGATGCTAGTGCAAAAGTCGTTGGTCCTAGAAAATTACATGGATCCCAATTTGGAATTATTGATCCCGTCGATACACCAGATGGGGGGAATATTGGGTTACATAAACATATGGCGATAATGGCACAGATAACCAGTGGTGTTCCCAAGGACAAGATTATCAATTGGTTGACCGCAAATACAGGGTTGAAAACTGTTGAAGGTATATATCCAAAAACCGTGTTCGAACGAACTATTGTGTTTGTGAATGGAACTATCGCAGGAACTGTGTCGGATCCGAAAAAAACAATATCCGAATTCAAGCGAAATAGACGTCTGGGTGTTATTGATGTTTATTCAAGTATTTCATGGGTGATTTCCGAATCTGTGATTGATATATGGAGTGATGGTGGAAGATTGACCCGTCCAGTATATTACGTAAATGAAAAAGGTGGTGCTAGTTACAATAATGTTGTTGCATTGAATGGAATTACCAATGGATCGTACTCGTGGAATAAGATTATATCGATGCCTGAGGAGGAGGATGATGGGGCCAAATCTCGTATTAATATTAAATCTATGATGTCCATCGTCGAGTATATAGATACAAATGAACAAGAGGAGTCGTATATTTGTATGACTCCAGATGAGTTTGATCGATATGTCGATGACTCGGTTGTTGTTGGTACAGGACACGATACTCATAAATACACACATATAGAGATCCACCCATCGTTCATGTTGGGTGTAATGGGGAATCAAATTGTATTTCCTGAAAACAATCAGCTACCAAGAGATTTGTTCTCGTGTGGTCAAAGCAAGCAGGCTGTGTCACTATACCATTCCAATTACCAGTCACGTATTGATAAAATGGGTGTTGTATTAAATTCTGGCCAGATCCCACTTGTAAAAAGTAGATATACGAAATATATTTCTGGAGATGAACACCCATATGGAGAGAATGTCGTCGTCGCAATAATGTCATATAATGGATATAATGTAGAGGATTCTATACTGTTCAATGCTGGGTCCGTTTCACGAGGAATGTTTAACATGACATATTTGAATTCATATGAATCATATGAAGAAACTAACGTAATATCGAAAAAAACTACAAATACATCATTCGGTAAAATCGACGGAAAAGGAGTTGTAGGCGTTCGTCCTGGGTATGATTATTCTAATTTAGACGATCGCGGAGTCATTCGAGAGAATACAGAACTCAATGACAAAATGGTTGTTATTGGTAGAACAACCGTGAGCGATGAAGATCCAGATAGGATTATAGATTCGTCGGTTGTTGTTAAAAAGGGTCAACTTGGGTTTGTTGATAAAGTATACATGACCGACGGAGATGAAGGTCATCGAATCGCAAAAGTACGAATGAGAGAACGGAGAATTCCCGCAATAGGTGATAAGTTTTGTAGTCGGTGTGGTCAAAAGGGGACTGTGGGACTCATTATTCCTGAATCAGATATGCCATTTACATCGGATGGTCTTGTTCCTGATATTATAATCAATCCACATGCAATTCCAAGTCGAATGACAATTGGTCAATTAGTTGAATCATTACTTGGTAAGGCAACTGCAATGTACGGGGGGTTTGGGGATTGTACTGCATTTGTAAATAATGGACCAAAACATGAAATGTACGGAGGAATGTTGCGCGATATAGGATTTAGTTCATCTGGATGCCATATAATGTACAATGGAATGACTGGTGATATGATGGAATCGGATATTTATCTGGGTCCCACATATTACATGCGACTCAAACATATGGTGAAGGATAAAATAAACTACCGTGCAAGGGGACCGAGAACGGTATTAACCCGTCAACCCGTACACGGGCGAGCAAATGATGGTGGTCTTCGTATTGGTGAAATGGAGCGTGATGGAGTAGTCGGTCACGGAGCAATGGCATTCTTACACGATTCAATGTTGGAACGAGGAGATGATTATTATATGGCGGTGTGCAATATAACTGGTGGAATTGCCGTATATAATAAATCTCGCAACATTTTCATGAGTCCAGATTCTGATGGTCCAATCCAATATAAGGTTGATTCGGACGGGAATTCTATAATTGATGTTGTGTCAAAACACGGGCGGTCTTTTTCAGTAGTTCGTGTACCGTATTCATTCAAATTGTTGTTGCAGGAGTTACAAGTAATGAATGTTCGGATGCGTATTATTACCGATGATAATATAAACCAAATTCCAGAACTATCCTATTCGAAAAATATGAGTTTATTGACACACGATGATGATATGACTGTTAGTCGCGTCAATGTACATCGTCGGTTCAATAAAGAACATAAATCGTTTGATTTACCTAAAACACCAGTTGACTCGCCCGAATTATCTCCTTATGTGCCTAGTAGCCCCGCCTATGCGCCCGAATTATCTCCTTATGCGCCCGAATCACCACCGTACGCACCCGAATCACCACCGTACGCACCCGAATCACCACCATACGCACCCGAATCACCACCGTATGCACCCGAATCACCACCTTATGCACCCGAATCACCACCGTACGCACCCGAATCACCACCGTACGCACCCGAATCACCACCGTATGCACCCGAATCACCACCGTATGCACCCGAATCACCACCGTATGCACCCGAATCACCACCGTACGCACCTAGTAGTCCCGACGATACACCCGATGTGAAAGTATTGAACATACAAGATGACACCCACGATGTCCTCGATCCAACAGACATTGAATCAATTGACGTTTACAACGACGATGAATTCAGGAAACATTTGAATTCGACTATGAATAGCGATGAGGTTTCTGATTTAGATGCGAGTGATTTAGATGCTCTGCGAATGTTACTTGGGTATAAAGTAGAGGAAGATGTGAATATATTAACGGATATTGATAATCATACATCATTGAATGAGTCAGAAGCGCCCGATAGTACCGATCAATCGGATAAAAAACGTGTCACTATTGATTTGAAATAACTTTATCAGATCGTATAATTGAATCGTACGATTGAATCGTATAATTGAATCGTACGATTTAATTATAGAATGTCGTATGCCAGGACACAAATTGTATTCGATATAGTGATTTACTATGATGAAATGGATAAAAAATTGATTTAAAATATAATGTTGTATACTCATACTATAACAACATTATACCTTCTCAAATTTAGAATGTCTGGAACTACAACTTACACAACCGAACGACTTGGTGAAATTTATAAATCCCGCAATACATTGATTGAAATAATGCGCCATAGGGGTTTTGACACAGAGACTCAACAGGGATTTACTTACTCGGAAGTTGCTATAATGGCATTAAATAATCAATTGGATATGATATTTACCAAATCATCGGAAAATACCGAAATATCTGACAGTAAAAAGGTATATGTCAAATATAACGTATCATCAACAATTAGGCGTCCTATAGTGATGACAGATATGGTTGAAGATATGTTTACAATAGACGAGGTTCTTACCAAAAACGACGACTTGATGATTATTACTATTGAGGATGCAAATGATACAATTACAAGATTGATAGAGAAACTATGGTGTAATGATTCTATTTATGTTAGTATCGTCAATATATCACGCGTACAATTCAATATATTGAACCATCGTTTGGTACCGAAACACACCGTATTATCAGACAGTGACAAACTAACAGTTATGACACGATATAATATCCGAAATATATCTCAAATGCCTGTTATTTCAAGATTCGATCCCGTTGCGAATGTATTGGGGGTCCGACCTGGTGAGATTGTTCATATTGAGCGACCAAGCAAAACGGCTATAACGAGTGATTATTATCGGGCTTGTATATAATTATAAATTCGATCAATTGATTATGTGTATTATATTTCACAACAACTACCTACCATTTAGATTTTTTCACAGTGATTTTCGGGACATTTTTTTTCCCAGCTTTTGGGTCGTATGTATCATCCTCGTCATCCGATCCCATATTCTTCGACATTTCCCAGAACTCTTTTGACCCCAATTTGAAATCTGCGTGAGATTGGGCTTTGTACCAAAAAATCTGGTCCTGTAATTTATTCGATTTGGAGTTGTTGTCAATTACAAGGCATTCATAATTTTCAGTACATTGATCCATTACCTGACAAAATGATTCGAATGTTGGGAACATGCCCGCATAATTTTCATAAATCCGTTTACGATTCGCGATATATGGCTCTCTGAGAATAAATACATAATCTATATTCGTTCTCAGATTTGGTGGAATTCCGAGTGGATACTGCATTGTGATCAATAACATGATTTTCCAATGTCGCCCATTCATGAAAATTAGTCGCATCATTTTATCCTTTGCCCAAGAATTATCATATAAACAATCGTCCATAATAACAAATGTTCGTGGATCAATATTGGATTTCTTATAGGTAGCGATTTCCTTCATCATTTGTTTTAGTACTGTTTTTTGTCGTTTCAAAACATTTTCAATAATTGTCGAATTGTATGCACTATGAATAAAAACTTTTGGGACGTGATTGCTATAAAATCCATTACCATCCTCTGTTCCAGAAATCACTGTTCCTATAGGAATATCTTGGTGGTAGTATAGCAGGTCACGTACGAGAAATGACTTTCCTGTATCACGGCGTCCTATA